TAATGGCAATGATAGCCACAACGGCTGCTATAATAGCTGCAATGATTCCTATGATTGGAAGAAGGGAAACATTAAGTGCTCCAAAGCCTACTGCAGCCCCACCTGCTGCAGTACCTGCAGCTGCTGTTCCCGCTACACTCGCTCCTCCTGCTATACCTACTGCTGTAGTTGCCGTTGCTGTACCTCCAAGTAGTCCAATAAGACCTCCAAGAGCAGAGGTAATTGTTCCAACTGCTGTGATGACTTTTCCGATAACTACTAAAACAGGTCCAACCGTTGCAGCAATAAGAGCTATCTTTACAATCGCCTGCTGCATACTAGGAGATAGACTTTTCCACTTTTCATTTAAAGACTTCATTATTTCAGCAAATTTTTCTAACATTGGCTGAAGAACTGTCATTAGAGAATTTCCTACATCAGCACCTACAATTTTTAGACTGTTCATAGAGGTCTTAAACTTATCTATAGGGTCTAAGGTTTCATTAAAGGTAGAATCCACATTTCCAAGATTCTCTTTTAGAGATGTTCCAAGTTCTTCAAAGGAAAGAGAACCATTTTTACAAGCCTGATAGATTGCAGGACCAGCTTTTTTACCAAATAGGTCAATAGCTACTTCAAGTCCTTCTGTATCTGATTTTGCATTCACCATACTGTCTTGGATGTCTTTTAATGCCTCTTTCATAGGCTTTCCGCTTGCTGTTGCATTAGAAAGCGCCTTAGATAAACCTGTCATAACTTGTGAGGTATCTGCTCCTGACATTTCAACATTTCCAAGGAAGTTTGCTGCATCTGATGCTGAAAAACCAAGTTGCTGAAGTGATGCACTATTAGTTATCATGCTCTTTGCAAGAGTATCCATGCTGATACCGGTTCTTTGTCCAACGGCATTCATGGTATCAAGTAAGGCTCCTGCATCTTCTGCTTTTAATCCAAAGGCAGATATTACTTTCTGTGTATTATCAATAGCAGTAGAAACATCAGTATTATTTAGCTGTGCAAACTTTATAAATTTACCAGAAAGTTCTTCTAGCTTTTTACCAGTAAGACCAAATCTAGTATTCACCTCACCAATTGCAGCACCTGCTGTTTCAAAGTCTGTAGGAATTGAAGTCGCAAGGTTCTTCATGCTTGTTTGCATTTCTTCAAGTGCTTTACCAGATGCACCTGTTTTTTGGACAATTATATCCATACCAGCATCAACATCATTAAATGCCTTTAAAGAAGCAGCACCCATCGCTACGATAGGTGCTGTTATATGTGTAGATAGACCTTTCCCAACTTCAGTAGTCTTATCTCCAACTTCCTTAATCTTATCCCCTGCCTCTTTCATGGAAACAGATAAATCAGAGGGTACTTTCTTCGCTTCTTCCTGAAGGGATTTCAGGTTATTTTCTGTTTCGATGATTTCTCTTTGAAGGGCATCATACTTATCTTGACCAAGTTCTCCATTTTCAAGCTGCATTTTTGCCTGCTTATCTGCCTCTTTTAAGGCATTTAGCTTCTCGCTAGTTTCAGAGATTTCTTTTTGGAGTAACTGCTGTTTTTGAGCAAGTAACTTTGCATTGGAGGGATCAAGTTTTAATAGCCTATTTACATCACGAAGCTGTGACTGCGTATTTTTGATTGTAGAGTTTACACCTTTTAAGGCTTTATCAAGACCAGTAGTATCTCCACCAATTTCAACTGTAATACCTTTTATTCTATTGGCCACTTATACCCCTCCTTTCCTAAAAATAGGCATGAAAAAAGACATCTACTTTTCGTAAATGTCTTAGTTATATATTTTATTCAATTCGACAAGCTGGGATTTAGTTATTTCTTATTTTTGAGTTTTGATGCAGGTAATTCATCATAAATTTCATTAACTAAACTAGTTAAAAGCTCCTTGTTATCTACATCATCTACCAGTAACATTTCCTTTGCCCCATCATACGGCAATTCATATTTTGCATTTCCCATATATTCTATTGCAGATTTTACAGGCTTCACTAAAAATCTATCATCATAAATTCCACCAACAATTTTTCCACGATAATAAATTATATATTCTCCCATCATTGCCGATATGTTATTTCTTCCACATCAGATAATTGTTCTAAAATAAAATCTAAATATTCTTTACATGAAGCCATGACTTCACCTCACAAATTCAAATATAATTTTCCTTTTTACATTTAAAATACGGGCATTTCACCTTTATATTTTTTTGCCTTTTTCAACAACGGTCCTTTAGCTCCCATTGTAAATGCAATATCACTGCTACGAATAGACAATAATTCCATATTAGGACTAATCTCAAAAAAACTCATAATACCTTCATTCAATTGTATTTTTCCACCCATAGAAATTGGAAGCCAACAATACCATCTGCCTTTATATTTAATAAACTCACCAGGCTTAGTTTTAAATTCTAGAAGTGACGATGTTTCTTGTAGAATATGTCCTAATTTAGATGGATAAAGTAACCCTTTTCTTGTAACACAAAAACCACCTGTTTTTTTACTACCTGTAAACAAATATATTTTATTTTCACTTGTGATCTCATATTCTTCTATAGCCTGAGGTGGAAATTGAATAGTGCCATATTCATGAACAATAGACTTCCCAAAAATAAACTTTCCACCTTTATTCATCTGTGGCACTTAAATCACTTCCTTTCCATTTTTATAAATAAACATAACTTCTCTTAATTCCCTTCCACCAATATTATCATCCAGATAATTATTCGTTTCTACAAAACCATTCCTTTCATAAAACTTTTTTGCTAAATAGTTATCATCTAGAACCCAGAGTAATACTTTACTATATCCTTGTCCGGATAATTCTTCCATAACATACTTTAGTAATTTAGTACCATATCCTTTATCCATATATTCTGGGCACATATAAATAGAAATAATCTCACCATAAGAAGGATATTCTGGAAACCGAGAACTAGAAAAGCTACTTGTCCCTATATACTTTTCATCTTCAATACATACAACAGTATTCCATTCTGGTAAATCCAATACTGTTGCCCATTTTCCTTTTTCAATACAATCAAGATACTCTTTGGGAATTATATCTTTATATGCATATTTCCAGCTTTCTTCATATATTTTGCTGATTTTCATTCTATCATCAGATGCATTTATATATCTAATTTCCAAATTCTTCACTCCTTCATGCATAAAATGATATAATATAATTTTACCATATTTTTTAGCTTTATTATAGTTCCAGTTTCTTCTATATTATATATCTATTTCCATCCCATTCTTAAATACTACGGTATACTGCCCCATATCTTTTATTAAAATATAGTCCAGTAGTCCTGACCATAAGTCCTCATCAAATTCAAATTTGTTTTTTATTTATTACTCTTATTATACCAAGAATACTCAAGAACTTAAATTAGAACTTATCAAACTCAGCTTGTCCTGCCACCTTGCTATATTTCACTCCATCATTTGCCTTTTCAGTCCAAATATCTAGTACCATTCCAATTGTAAGTAAATCAAGTTCAGAAATGCTTATCCCTATTTCTACGCATCTTAGTAGAAATAGGGCTGTTGTCATCTCCCTGCTACTTTTTGGAAGTTTTTTTTAGACTGAACTTCCGTTTCAAGGTTTGCTCCCCAAAGTTCAAGAATCTCAGGGAGTATTTCATAGATTGAAAACATCTCAAATTGGTCAAGCCAATCATCAATATTTCCAGCAATACTCCTATCTGCATGGTAAGCCATAATATAGGCTACATTTTCAAATATCTCAAGGTCATCTATTTCAAATGAACCCTCACTTGCTTTGAAGGTTTTTTCTAGCTTTGATAGGTCCTTGAAAATATCTCTCTTAAATTTAATTCTGTATAGTCTTGGTATTGTAGCAGATGAACGAAACTTTACATCAACTTCTCCCACTCTTACTGTTTTTTCTAGCATAGTTATTCCTCCTACTTAGGTTTTACTTCCGTTTTAGCCTGTGGAACATAAACGCTCTTATACCAATTATTATAGGTATCAGCGGATGTAGTATCTCCGGTTCTTGATTTTACAAGTCCATCTTCTCTTGGATCTGCTGTAAGTGATAATGTTTCAGTTCCCGGTTCAATCGTATCTTCCTTTGTTTCAGATTCAATTGATGGACGAGATGCGGAACAGTTATATAGGACATGTCTAATTGCATTGATATCACCGTCAAACTCAAATAATAGGGCAAATTTTTCTGTTTCCGACACATTTGCCTTTTCTACAAGCACTCCATTTTTATCCAGTTCTTCTTTTAGAATTTCCGTTCTAAACCATTCCGGAATCAGTGCAATCTCAAGGTCACCGCTATATCCATTGTTTGCAGTAGACCTAAAATAGACAATTCCATCTGCATAAAAAGGACTGGATTCGCCTTCAGCATCAAGACTGATACTTACAGCACCTGGAATTGCCTTTGGCGTTTCATAGGTATATGCACCAGCTTCCCCTTTTGTAAGTTTTGCTGCATGAACATTTTTAAGGTTATACTTTACCTTATTTCCCATTTGTCTTTACCTCCATTTCAAAAATATATAAGACTTCATAGAGCTTTTCAGACTCTATATAAACTTCTGTTTTGTTGTAAAAAATGCCGTACTCATCTAGTACGACTTCTACCTTCTTTTCTATATCTAGATTTTTGTAATCTGTATAAACTTCAATATGAACTTCATTTGCTTTAAAATACACCCTTCCATCTGCTGAAAAATTATCACTTGCTGGCAAGATGTAAATAAGAAAAGGCGGCTCTGGTGATTCACCTTCAGCAAAGTGATGATATGCACTAGGAAGTCCAATTCTTTTTATGATTTCAAGTAACCTATCCATTTGAAATAGCCTCCTTAATCTCTTCTTCAAATACTTTTATAGCCTTTTCTTCAGCAGCTGCAATATGTGGTCTAGCAGACACTCTACCTCCACCACGCTTTGCATGACCAAATTCAAGAAGGTGAGTAAGCTGATATCTATTTTTAGAATGAACAACAAGCTCTAAGCTGCGAGATGTTTCTCTCACAGTTTTTACGGTCCAGCTTTTAGAATACTTACCTGTATCACTTGGAGCATTAGCACTAATTTCATCACGCACAGTCTTTCCTGCTTTTTGAACTGCCTTTTTCACATTTTCAGTTGTAACATCAGCATATTTTTCAAGCTCCTTCATCACTTCAGATGAAATACTATCAATTTTTACCTTGCTCATCTTTCCACTCTCCTGCAGTGAAGTTTTATACTTTTCTTCTTGTAATTCATATGGTCTATGCCCTCAATTTCATAAATATCATTATGAAAAATAACTCTATAACCAACGGAAGATAAGACCGATACTTCCTTACTATAGCGAATGGTAAAGTCAATCTTGCTTTCATCCCATATAGCACCACTGCTTGTTTGTTCCTGTGGGCTTTCACTACCGATAGTTGCATAGCAAGAGTAAAATTTACTCCATACATTTTTGTGGTTTCCTATCTCATCTACCTCGACCATACTTTTTTGAAGTTCAATGCGCTCATTTAGTAGTGATATCTTCATTTTTCTACCTCCATTTTCAAAAATAAGAAAAATGTTCTCGTGCCCAACGATAGAAATATAGAAATCTTTGATTTCGTTATATTTCATCGAAAGGGTGCATTAAAATCCCGCCTTTCTTACTCCAAATAACATGGATCTAAGTGTAATCGTTAACTCATGATGGTCTGCCTCTTCTCTATGTTCATAAAGATAGGCGGCAGCATATAGCACTGCCACCTTATATTCTTCAAAGCTTTCACCAATGATTTCATCTTCCTCTTTTCTTGCAATATCAAGACACATCTTTTCAGAAGATTTTATAAGGGTGCTAATTAAATCATCATCCTCACTTGTATCCACCCTCAGATACTTCTTCATTTCTTCAAGACTTACAACCATAATTAGCACCCCCTTTCCTTTATTTTGCTTTTACAGTTAAAAGATGAACCGCCTCAGGAAGAATCAGTTTTCCATCCACTCTTTCCTTTGCAATAAATCCTGTCGTATCCGTTTCAGCATAAAGCTCAGTAAGTTCTTGCATAGACCTTGTTCCTCTATCTGCAATGTTGTAATAAGAAAAATCACCAAATGCAATAGCAGGTTTTCCTGCTTCTACAAGAGGTGCATATGCTGAAGTAAATACCGGATAGCCAAGCAGTCTATCAGGCTCTCCTTCTTTAATGGAAGGCTGCCACATATAGTTTCCATTACCATCTTTAAGTTTTCTAATGATAGCAATGGTCTGGTCATTCATAATAAATTTAGCCTTTTGACGATATGGTCTTCCAAGTGCATACACAAGACTGATAATATCGTCAGATGAAATAGCTGCTCCTGCTGTTGTTACATCACTGATTGCACCACCATCTTTATGGAAAATTCCAAGTGGTTTTTTCTTTCCATCTCCATTAAGAAACGCATCTTCCTCGGCATTACCGATTGCCTTACCAAACTGCTCAATAATATAATTTTCAAGCGGGAACATACTGTCATATAAAAGTTCATTTGTAATCTTAACTCCAACAGCAAGTTTAAAGGCATCAATGGTAATCTGACCAAATGTTGCATCGTCAAATGGAATCTTGCCCCCTTCTTCAACCCAAAGTGCTGCAGGTTTTGTTGCAGTCACCGTAATTCTATGAAGTCCGGATGTAGTAATCTTTGTTCCAAGAGTTCTCATGATGTTATTTTCCGTTAATACATCAATCAGTCTCTTATCATATTCCTCCGGGACAAGATATCCTCCATCAGTGTCCACTCCTTCCTGCAAAAGGTTTGTAATCTGTTTAAAGTTACTTCTGATTGCCTTAAGCATATCCCTTCTGTATTCATCGGATGCTCTGCCCTTTTTCTCCGGATTATCATCCACTTTCATTGGTTTTGTTACGATAGCATCAGACATAGGCTTAGATAGTTCTTTATCCATCTCCTCAATCTTCTGCAGACGCTCAATTTCTAAGCTATAGTTATGGACTTTCTTTTCCATTTCATCATAGGCCTTAACATCTTCTTCAGAAATAAGTCCATCTTTATCTCTCTTACTTTCAAGAAATGCCTTAGCACCTTCCCAAGCCTTATTACGTTTTTCAATCATTTCTAAAATCTTACTCATTGTAATTACCTCCAATTTTTCATTAAAAAAAGACGGTCCATTAATTCGTCCGCCTTAACACCTGTATTAGTTTCTTTGTTTTCTATCTTGCATTTAGTAGCTATTCTTTCCATCAAAGAATTAACCACCTGTGCCTTTGAATACATCATGCTCACATGTGGAACTTCCATATCAGTGGCTTCACTTCTTTTTAATATGTCATCTGCAAAACCAAGCTCCACTGCTTTATGTGCATCCATCCATGTTTCCGAGTCCATTAGATGAGATAGTTTTGCTCTAGACATTCCAGTCTTAATTTCATATGCATTGATGATGGATTCTTTTACTTCATCTAGCATTGAGATTGCTTTTTCCATCTCCCCCTTATTCCCAAAAGCTATGGTCATCGGATTATGAATCATCAGCATAGATACTGGACTCATCAGCACTTTCATACCTGCCATTGCAATCACTGATGCTGCACTTGCTGCTATTCCATCAATTTTTACTGTGACATCTCCCTTATAGTCGATTAGCATATTATAGATTTGGGCTGCTGCCACGCAGTCACCTCCCGGAGAGTTAATCCAAACGGTAATGTTTCCATTCCCCTGATTTAACTCCTCTTTGAAAAGCTGTGGTGTCACATCATCATCAAACCACGATTCTTCAGCTATCGTTCCATTAAGGAATAGGATGCGTTCTGTCGTTTCTGTTTCTCCTTGATTTACTATTTTGTTCTTCCACTTCCAAAATTTCTTCATTAGGTTCTTCCTCCTTTCCACCTTCACCTGCAAATGCTCCTGCACGATTTAGTGGGAGCATATTTCCATTTATGAGATATAGGTCACCTCCATCTTCACTTGGAATACGGTCTAGGTTCTCTAATTCTCTAATATCATTGGCAGACATCCATCCGTTTTGTCTACCGATAGCATAGCCATTCATTCTTGATTGATAATCACCACGAAGGAGTCCATCCACATTGAATTTGACATAGTACTTCTTCTTTTCTTCTTCAGTAAAAAGCCTTCTGACAATTGCTTGCTCCCATCTTGCTACCCAAGGATCAAGAGTGTACTTTACAAATTCTAGGGATTGCTGCTCAATATTAGAAAAGCTCGACTTCTCAAGGTCACCTACCATGTGTGGTGGAACTCTAAAGATTCGAGCTATCTCATTGATTTGAAATTTTCTTGTCTCTAAAAACTGTGCTTCATTTGGAGAAATCGAAATAGGTGTATACTTCATTCCTTCTTCCAAAATTGCTATTTTATGACTGTTTCCTCCAGAGAATCCTTTTGACTAGCTTTCCCTCATGCCTTCAGGATCCTTTACTGTTCCGGGATACTCTAAGATTCCACTAGGAGTTGCTCCATTAGCAAAAAACTTAGCCCCATATTCTTCTGTCGCAATTGCCATCCCTATGGCATTTTTCGCCATTGCAATCGGAGAATATCCTACGAGTCCATCAAAGCCAAGTCCAGGAATATGAAGAACATCAGATTGATTTAGTATTACTCTTCCTTGTTTTTCTATTCCTGCATCAGAATCACTGACAAAATATTCATAGTAAATTTGACCTTTATCATCTCTATCTACCTTCATCCTGTCTGGCATAAGCGGATAAAGTCCTAAGACTTCACCCTTACCATTTCTTATAATCTGAGCATAAGCATTACCCCATAGAAGTAAATGTGTCATCATAGTTTCTCTAAAGACAAAACTTGTCATTTCAGGATTCGGTTCATCATGAAGAACTTTATATAAAGGGTGGTTTATTGCTTTTTCCGTTTCAATCTCTGTTCTTTCATAAACATGAAGTGGTAAGCTTGCCACTGCCTCAGATAGAATTCTTACGCAGCTATATACTGCAGTCATCTGCATGGCAGACCTTTCATTCACCCTTCTTCCTGATGATGAACCACCCATCAAAAAGCTATATGAAGATCCATTTGTTCTATTACTAGGCTTATCTCTACTTTTGAATAAACCACTTATTATTCCCATACATTTTCCTCCTAAATTTTGGTATCAAAAAAGCACCTCCGAAGAGATGCTTAAAATAGAAGTTTCTATTTACAATAATATTCTATTGCTTTATTAACAAATACAGCAGTCCCTTCACCTGCAAACTCATCAATATTTTTAGTAAAATCACCTCCACCAGCATACATTTTTCCAAGACCAGATAAAATTTCATTTGAACATCTATAGAAATTATCTGATATATAATTTTGAAGTTTTTTCACTAACGCTTGCACAACTTCTGCGTCATGATTTTCTGATTTTACCTTTCCAAACTCTGCAAAAATCATCATTAATTGCTGATTTACGGTCTTTGTCTCTTCAGTACTTCTGTTTTTTTGTTTTTCCTCAAATTCTTTAAATTTATTAGTATGTCCCCAAGATTCTTTCGCCTGCTTTGCATATTCATCAATCTTCTTTGTATCAAATGCCGAGAAATTCATATAATCCACCCCCAATAGTTTTACGCCTTTAGCAAAAAGTATTAAATTTTCTAAGTGTTCTTTTTTTAATGTTAGTAATTTGATTTGCTGTTCCAAAGCTATATCCCTATCAAAATTATCACTATTAATTATTTCTTTAATTTCATTTAGTGGGAATTCTAATTCTTTAAATAGTAATATATGCTGTAATGTTATTAAATCATTGTCACTATACAATCTATATCCTACATCAGAATAATCAGTTGGGTGTAGCAAACCAATTTTGTCATAATACTGTAAAGTTCTAACACTAATTCCTGCAATTTTACTTACAGCTTTTATTGTTTTCATAAAATCACCTCCTTGTTACTATGAATATAAACTATTACGTAACGTAGTAGTCAAGTGATTATATGAAAATTTTTTATAATTTTAGCTAAAAATCGGTTCTTGCATCCATTGCTCAGATAGGCAGATATCCATCCCTATTTTCATAGCCTCATAAACATCTGTCATTGTCCCTCCAAGATTAAGTACCTCATTTTGAATATCTTCTTTTGTCCATCCTTTTGAACCATCATTTTCTTTTGCAAACTTATCCATTACCTTCTTAACAACAAGTTCTAATACCTCTTTTTCCAACATTATATTTCCCTCCTTTAATCCGTTTTACTTGGTTTGTATAGGTTAAACGAAGTTGAATATGAGTACAACCCACTTGTAAGAAATAGGGATTTAAATGTAAGAATTAAGTATTTTAATGTTGTTTTTTAAATGAATAAAATACCCCTGCCATCATATACACTTTCTGTATTTTGATTTCCACATCTAATTGCTCTATCAAGTCCCATAATGGTAGCGATGGCACCATCTATCTTTTCTGTGGACTTTTCTTTATCGGCTTTGATGTTTCCAGCAGGATCGGTTCTAATAAATATATTATCCATCATCCATCTAAGAACAGGATTTCCACCATGAGCAAGCTTTTGCTCTAATGTTAATTTCATAAGTTCCTTAGTAGGTGGACTCATATCCTTAAAACCCTGTCCAAAAGGAACTACAGTAAAACCCATATTTTCTAGGTTTTGTACCATCTGAACAGCACCCCACCTATCAAAGGCAATTTCTCTAATATTGAATCTTTCACCTAGCTTTTCTATGAATTTTTCAATATAACCATAATGAACAACATTACCTTCTGTTGTCTGAATGTATCCTTGTCTTTCCCAAACATCATAAGGTACATGGTCACGCTTTACTCTTAAATCCAGTGTTTCTTCAGGTATCCAAAAGAAAGGCATAATGCAAAATTTATCGTCTTCATCCGTTGGAGGAAAGACTAAAACAAAAGCTGTAATATCCGTTGTTGATGAAAGGTCAAGACCTCCGTAGCAAACTCTACCTTCAAGGTCATTTTCATTCACAGCAAATGAGCAAGCATCCCACTTTTCCATAGGCATCCAGCGTATTGCTTGTTTCACCCATTGATTTAGTCTTAATTGTCTGAAGGAATTTTCTTCTCCCGGATTTTGCTTTGCCGACTCACAGGCTGCCTTTACTTTATCTATTCCAACTGTCACGCCAAGCGATGGATTTGCTTTCTTCCATACTTTTGGATCTGTCCAGTCATCTTCTTCATCAGCACCATAAATTACCGGATAAAAAGTGGAATCAATTTTTCTTCCTTCTAAAATATCCTTAGCCTTTTGATGCGTTTCATAGCAAATAGAATGAGTATCTGTACCTGCTGTTGTAATAAGAAAATATAAAGGCTGAGTTCTTGCATCACCTGAACCTTTAGTCATAACATCAAATAGTTTTCTATTTGGCTGTGTGTGTAACTCATCAAAAACTACCCCATGTATATTAAAGCCATGCTTGGAATAGGCTTCTGCTGATAAGACTTGATAGAAAGAATTTGTTGGCTGAAAAATAATTCTTTTCTGTGATACCAGTATCTTAACTCTTTTATTAAGTGCAGGGCACATCCTTACCATATCAGCTGCAACATCAAAGACAATGGTTGCTTGTTGTCTATCAGCAGCACATCCATAAACTTCTGCTCTTTCTTCTCCATCGCCACAAGTAAGGAGGAGTGCCACAGCAGCCGCAAGCTCACTCTTACCCATCTTCTTTGGGATTTCAATGTAGGCTGTATTAAACTGCCTGTATCCATTTGGCTTAATCACACCAAATAAATCTCTTATGATTTGTTCTTGCCAAGGAAGTAACTTAAATGGCTTACCAGCCCATGTACCTTTGGTGTGGCTTAGGCATTCAATAAAATTTACAGCATAATCTGCATGGTCTTTGCTATAAATAGAATCTTTTAATTTAAATTTTGTAGTCTTGTATTTTGCCATCAACTCACCTCTTTTAGGCATAAAAAATACAGCCCTCTGGCTGCTACTACGAAAAACAGAGCCTAGGCTCTGAAATTCTTTTATTGTTAGTTTTGTTTTAATGCCCACTCAATTGCGTGACCATCATCTTCAAATCTTTCTTCGCTTACTTCCCTTAGTCCAATAAAACCTTCGCATGAATGGTCATCATCCAGAAATTCATAAACTGCTGCAAAGTAGCAATTTCCATCTGGGTGATAGTAGTGTCCTACAAGAATCACCCTATCTCCAAAGGTTATGACCTTACCCCATCTAGTTTCTAAATCTTCCGGTGTTGCCTGTGTTGGTATCTTGTACTTGTTAGCTAAATCTATCATTTTGCTCATCTTATTTCCCCTCCAATTCTAAGAATTCATCGTAGGTGATGAGGCCTTCGTCATAAAGCTCAAAGTTTTCATTTCCCTTGTAGAATTCTCTTTCTTTTTCTTCTCTTGCTTTGGCTCTTTTTAGGTATTCGTTCCAGCCAATCTTGCCTTCGTCATAAAGTTTTCTTTCAGTCTCTCTTTTATAAAATGCTGCTTTCTTCTCGTTTAGTTTTTTTGTTGCTTCCTTAAAAATTTCTTGCTTTGTCATGTTCGTTTCTCCTTTGTTTTTGGTATGTGTATATTCCCGTAATTTGAAGGATATATCAAGTCATTTTTAAAGAAATATGTGCTTTATTTTCATAATAATAATAGTTTTATTTGCCATAAATAATGAAATCAATATAGGCTTTTCTATCCGTTTCAAGAAAATCTACAAGCTCATAAAAGTCCATTTCGTAAGCGATTCTTTGAACAGTATTTACATCAAACATATTTGTGAGTCCCATTTTTCTTATTGCGAGGATTTGCTCCTTTATTTTATCGTTCATCTGAAACCCTCCTGCAGGAATCTTCACCATAAGCTACACTTAGGCTACTTCCGTTATCCCAAGAAACCATAATGGAGCCAATATCATCAACTCCCCTTACTGTTCCTTTTGTACCAATAGGCGGTGCTTGGATATCCTCCATAGATACAAGCTCCACTCTACTTCCCATCGGATACTTTTTTCTTAACCCTTCAACAACCTCTCTACTTGTAAATCTCATCTTCATGACCTCCATTTCTAAAAGCTGATGATCCTGAAAGTTTTTCAAGAAGTAATTTTCTATCCTTCTTAAATTCATCTCCAATAAAGCCTAGCCTTAAAAGAAAACATCTAAAGGCATACTTTTCGTTGACCACTTCTTTGGAAGATTCGTTGATGCGTTTGGCGCTCACGCTCATCTCACAAAGTGCTGCAATGAATTTTGTATATGTCATTAGATGTTCGTTATCGATATTTTCAAACCAAAGAAAACTTACTTTTTCTTCATCTTCCTTAATTTCAAGGCTTGTAACTCCTAGTGCCTTTTTGATTAAATCGCCCTTATTTTCAAGAATTTTATTGAGTTTGGCTAAATCCACCTTATCTCTTGGAATCGCAACTGTAAGCCCCTGTGTTGCCACAGGTTCGCTTTTACTTTCTTCCTCGGGTATAAAGCCGTCACCGATAAGATTGTGAACTAACCTTTCAAGTGCGAAATCATCTTCACATAAAACCATTCCCGTCTTATCAATTGTAAAGATTCCAACCTCATAAGCTGTACTTGGCATTCCTAAATACTTGGATTTTTCATTTGTGATTCTTTCAATCCCTTTGACAAGCTCTTTTCTCTCTTTACCTGTAACATTAAATTTTACTTGCATTGTTTTACCTCCTTTAATTTGGTATGTACATATATCACTCTAAAGCCTGTAAATAGCAAGTCATATCTGTGCTTTATTCAAAATAAAAGTGCTTAATTCCTGAAAGTACAAAGCATACATTTGGAAGTACCACACCATTACCCCACATCTTGTATTCAGCAGAATCTGTATAGGGACTAGCAAGCCACTTTCTTATCTGCTTCTCACTTCTTGGCTTAGTAGCTTTCGTTACAACTTCTCTATATGTTTCAAAAACTTCAGTCCAAAATGCTAGTTCAGTTTCTGTAGGATTTTCTGTTTCAAGTCCATCACACCAACCATCTGGGAAACCTTGAAGTCTTCCACATTCCTTTGGTGTAAGCCTTCTAACAATATATCTTTTACCCTCCATGTCATTTACAACTGGAGGATCTTTATAGTCACTTGCCACTAAGGTATTAGCTAGATTTTCCATCGCCTCGGTATGATGTGAGTTTTTGCTTGTTGAATAAATTTCTTTTTCTACTACAAGTTTTCCTTGAGATGCCATTTCACTATGAACACCCTTTGGTCCATCCATCGCACATAATGTACCTGCTGTTTTGTCACAGTAGACAATGGCAAGTCCGCCTTGATTAGCTTCCGGTGAGTTTTGACCCGTGTTAATGGTTCTTGCCACATCGGTTTCATAGATATTGGCTCTGTGATTTTTGGTATTTTCTGATGTGATTCTGACATCAAATATATCTACTTTATCTTCAATTACAAATGGCTGGTTATTTCCACCAGTTCCAAGGCTTGCTCCTATGGTATTACTAATATCAATCGGGCCTTTAAATCTAGAGTCCTGTCCATGATTTTCAAATACCAGTGGCGGGTGATTTCCTACACTTGCAGTGATTGTTCCTGTCTTTTCTTTATGAACATCCATCCTCTGACCCCCTTGGTCATTTAAGCATAGATTTGTGACTGAACTTCTAATGCTACCTTTAGAACCTGTGGCAGTTCTTTGCCACGGGCATTTGCTCTTTTCAAGATGCCAAGGCATGCCTTCGGACTCAAATAATATTTTTCCGGCACTTTCTCCATTAAAATCTGCGACAAGGTAGATACGTCTTCTTCTTTGGGGAACTCCCCAGTACTGAGCATCAAATACCCTCCAGCTAAGTGAGAAATCTCCTGACATGATAAGACCTGCGTTTTGCCATTTCTTAGGTCTAGCCTCATCAATTTTATGTCCTTTGATCCCACAGATTTCTTTGAGGACTGAAAAGAAGTCCTCTCCTTTGTCTGAGGAGAATGCACCTGGCACATTTTCCCAAACGATATATCTTGGTTTTTCTCCATGCGTTTCTTCCCTCATTTCTTTAATAATTCTAATTGCCTCATAAAATAAATTAGAGCGAGAACCACTTAGCCCTGCTCTTTTACCTGCTATAGACATATCTTGGCATGGGCTGCCAAAAGTGATGATGTCCACAGGTTCTATTTCATTTCCCTTTATTTTTGAAACATCACCTAGGTGTTTCATATTTGGAAATCTTCTGGTTGTCACTCTAATAGGGAATGGCTCTACTTCTGACGCCCATATCGGTGTAATTCCTGTAAGAATGCCACCAAGTGGGAAACCTCCGCTCCCGTCAAATAAGCTACCTAGTGTAAGAGGTTTATTCTGTTTTTTCTCCATCTATTTCCACCTCTTTCACCAAATCTTTATATAATAATTTCTTACCACTACGAATCACATAGACATTTTCACTATCTCCGGTATCTTCCACATATCGTCTTAAAATAACTGATGCATACTTTTCATCAAGTTCCATCGTAAAACAGATTCGATTTGTCTTTTCACAAGCCATTAAGATTGAACCACTACCACCAAAGGTATCAATGACGATGGCATTTTCTTGACTTGAGTTTTGAATCGGATAGGAAAGTAAATCTAGTGGCTTTGATGTCGGATGATTTTCATTCCTCTTTGGTTTATCAAAGTTCCAGATAGTTGTTTGCTTTCTATCGGAATACCATGAATGCTTACCATTTTTAAGAAAGCCATAAAGCACAGGTTCATGTTGCCACTGATAGTCACTTCTACCAAGAACAAGTGAGTTCTTTACCCATATACAACAGCCTGCAAGATGAAATCCTGCATCAATAAAAGCTTTTCTAAAATTAAGTCCTTCCGTATCAGCATGAAAGATATAGGCTGCTCCACCACTTTCCAAATGCTCAGCCATATTTTGAAAGGATAGAAGAAGGAAATTATAAAACTCATCGTTTTGCAATTTATCATTCTTGATAGATAATCCCTTGGAACTTTCAAAGGCTACGTTGTAAGGGGGATCGGTAATAATGAGATTTGCTTTTTTACCACTCATCAAAGTATCTACATCTTCCTTACTTGTTGCATCACCACACATCAGAGTGTGTTTGCCAACATTCCAGACATCGCCTTTTTCTACAAAGGCAGCTTTTTCAAGTGCTGATGTCAAGTCAAATTTATCATCTTCCACCGTTTCCTTTTCAGAGTTTCCAAATAACTCATCTAGCTCTGATCCATCAAAACCCGTTAGGGCTAAATCAAAATCCATACCTTCTAATTCTTCAATCTCAATTCGGAGTAGTTCCTCATCCCAGCCAGCATCAAGTGCCATTTTGTTGTCAGCTATGATATATGCTTTCTTCTGTGCCTCAGATAGATAGTCTACAAGTACACATGGCACTTCTTCCATCTTTTCTTCCTTAGCTGCCATAACTCTTCCGTGACCTGCGATGATATTAAACTTGGAATCAATGATAACCGGATTGATAAAACCAAATTCTCGTAAAGAGGATCTAAGTTTCATAATCTGCTCTGGAGAGTGAGTTCTTGCATTATTCACATAAGGGACTAGTTTACTAATTTCCACCATTTCCATTTTTGTTTTCATAAACTCACCCCATTAAAAAAGACCCCATTCAGCGAATTTCTCAAATCCACCAATAGAGTCTATATACTTTCTTGCGATATTCACGATTTCGCTATACGGCTTACCATCAACTACTTCATCACCAATGGCACAGCTAAGTTCAATCAGTCTTTGTTCCTCCTGTGCTTTAAGAAAAGCGTAGATATTTACTGATATATCTGCTTTGGATAAGTCTTTACCATGAAGGCCTCCACCTGTAACTGAGTCTGACATATCTGAACCAAGCTTTCTGTTAGTAGCACCTGTATCAACATTAAATCCACCAGTCCAATCTCCTAATGGATTTACGATTGCATTTGGATAAAATTTTTCAAGTTCATTTTTACTTGCATTACTTTGACAAATAATAAGCTTTGTATCGTCTAGGATATATTTTCCGTCATAAGGATATTTAGAATAAATTTTTCTTGCTATCTTAGATAACTGTTTTTGTTCAAGTGTAATAGGTACTCCTTTAAAGATGCCATTATCTCCACATCTAATATTACTTTTTTGATTACTAGATAGATGCTTGTCTTGAGGAACGATTACTATATCCTTTTTTACATTTCCTGCAATACGAGCTATTGCCTCTTTGATGTCCTTATACTTAAAATTGACCGTGCTTTCTATAATCACATGACAAACACCATGACCGATTAATACTTCTACGGCAACTTTAGGATTATCACAATTTTTATATGCTAAATCTACAATAGCACCCGCAACTCTATCTGCGATTTTATCTGGGTGTTTTGGATTTACTTTTTCTATCATTTTTCTTATCTCCTTCTTCTTAATAGCTGCTCCATAAGGTCATCGCTATCTTCTTCATAAATTTCTGTACAGTTCTGTTTGACGATGTCGTATATCTCATACCAAATAAGATTTGCTGTTTTTTGAAACTGTGATGACATCTGAATAAATGGCGAAGCAATTACTCCACCTGTTGTTGGATGCTTTCCAAGCATTCCATACCTGCTAATAGCATCCTCGCATTGAATATATCTGGCAAAGGCCTGTGAATATGACTCAAGCAATCTTTTATTTACTAACTTTTCGCATTTTCTCTCCTTTAGCCACAGCCATGTTTCTTTATATATTTCATCTGCGCCTAGTGGAATACCATCCTTTTGTTTTGCAGATAGGTACTCACCAGGTTTTGGCATATCTATTCCATCAAGTTCTACACCATCGGGTAAATCTACAGAATCAAGTTCTGCATAGTACATATCCGGTATATCATTTACAAGCAGTTTTACTTTTTCTCCATTTTGTATTTTTTCAGCTATTGGCCTTGGTTTATCTCCTGCTTTTACTCTTCTGCCACCTCTGTATGTTCCATCTTTGGCCACATTCTTCACTTCCCTTCCATTCATATTTTTTAGTTTTCTTTAATACCCTCTTTGAACCTGCGTTTTTGTGCGTGAGACCCCACGCCCGTTCCACAAAGGATAGATTCGTAGAGATTTTGACCCCCCTCCCATTTATTTTTTATTCCAACGGTCTCCTCTTTGGGCATGAATTCTTGCATGACACGATTTGCATAAAGATATCAAATTACTTTTATTATGATTTCCACCTTCAGAAAGAGGTTTGATGTGATGCACTTCTTCAACAGGAACCATAATGCCTTTTTTAAAGCACTCCTCACAAAATGGATGCTCCTTAACATAAGCATCTCTTACTCTTTTCCACACTCGTCCATACCTACGGCGTACAGCAGGATTCCTGTCGTACTTCTCGTATCGTTTGTTCTCTTCCCTTTGATGCTTTTCACAAAACCTTCCCTCGGTTAAATTAGGACATCCAGGATAAGAACATGGACGCTTTGGCTTTCTTGGCAAGTCTTTCACCTCCTTTTGAGCATAAGAAAAGCCCTGAAAGATTTCTCTCTCAAGGCTTGTATTCTTATAATTTTTGCTAAGTATATCATACCACAAAGGCAAAACTATTAAAAGATAGTCAAACAGTATTATTTAGTCTCAAAGCGTCTCATTTTGTATCAACTTTTTATCTCTATAGGATTTTCAGGCATTTTTAACTTAACTAGTGCATTCCCATGCCACCTTAAAACTGTAGCTCTTGAAGCATGAAGTTCCTTTGCTATTTCATCCCATGTCATATTGTTTAAATAACGATAGGTAAGTAGCAGTTGTTCATCCACACTTTCAAGTTTTGAAATCATGTCAAGAATTTGCTCTTTAAGACTGATAAACAATATAAGTTTCTCATTTATCTTTGCCTCCAAGTCCATTATTTTATTTAAACTTTTCACAAAAGGTGCTTCAGTATTTTTGCTAGTTTGAACTCTGTCTATATCATATCTTGGAGAGGATACACTTGTTGCCATTAACCTAAGTCTTTTTATATCTTCTAGGTAATGCTGTATTCTTTTATCAAGCAGATATGCTTGCTTTAAATATTCTTTTATTTCCATTCTTACCTCCATCTGAGGTAAGTTCTCTCTAGAACCTCTTTTCCTCGTTACTTTAATCTTGCTTTCACTGAATCTATCAGTGCATCTTGCATTTTCTCTTTTGCGTTTAGTGCTTTCATAACATCTTCATCAATAGTACCTTTAGAAACAATGTGATGAATAACTACTGTGTCTTTTTGTCCTTGACGGTAAAGTCTGGCATTGGTCTGCTGATATAACTCCAGTGACCAGGTCAGTCCAAACCATATTAGAGTCGATCCCCCAGCTTGAAGATTTAGTCCATGACCTGCACTTGCAGGGTGAATTACTGCAATAGAAATTTTCCCTTCATTCCAGTCCGTTATATCCTTACCTGTCTTAATCTCTCTAACATCAAATCTATCTTTTATTTTTTCCAGATCATGTTTAAACCAGTATGCTACAAGAACAGGTTTACCATTAGCACCTTCAATTAAATCTTCAAGTGCATCGAGCTTTCTATCATGAATTACGATGCTTTCCTTTTTATCGTTATACACAGCACCGTTTGCCATTTGAAGAAGTTTACTAGATAGGGCTGCAGCATTTATAGCGTCGATTTCTTCATCTTCAATGGATAGCACCATATCCTTTTTTAAGGAATCATATAGTTTTTGTTCCTTTTCCGATAAAGTAACTATCACTTCGTTCATGATACACTCTGGCATTTTCAGAAAATCTTTTGATTTCATGGAAATCGTAATATCTGATATAAGCTGATAGATTTCTTTCTCCGCTCCATCTTTAGGTTTATATGAAAATATCATCTGCTGATTTCTTTTGTCTGGTATAAAGAAGTTCTGTCTGTAGTGAGTGATATATCTTCCAAGCCTTTCTCCCATATCTAGGAGTCTAAACTCTGCCCACAAATCCATAAGTCCATTACTGGATGGTGTACCTGTAAGTCCTACGATTCTCTTTACCTTTGGTCTTACTTTAAGAAGTGACTTAAACCTTTTTGCCTGATAACTTTTAAAAGAGGATAGTTCATCAATGACTACCATATCAAATGTCCACTTGAATCCACTTTTTGTAATAAGCCAGTCTACATTTTCACGGTTAATTACATAAATGTGTGCGGGTTTCTTTAATGCATCAAGCCTTTCTTTTTCACTTCCTGTTACTACAGAATAGCTAAGATATTTTAAGTGATCCCACTTTTTAATTTCATCTGGCCATGTAGAAATCGCAACTCTTAATGGTGCGATAACAAGAGTCCTTGATACATCAAAGTAATCAAGCATAAGTTCATTGATTGCACTAAGGCTTATGACACTTTTTCCAAGACCCATTTCCAATAGAACTGCTGATATTGGATTATTTATGATAAAGTCCGTTGCATACCTTTGATAATCATGAGGAAAGTATTTCATCAATCACACCTCCGATCTGCTCTTTATCATCAATCACAAAACATTTAAAACCTAACTTCCTAAAATCAGCCATTCTTTTTAGCTGAAGAGGTCTTGGTTTTTTGCCTTTTGCCTTAAGCTCTACAAAAGCAAACTTCCCTTCCGGGAGAAGAAGTAAACGATCTGGAATACCAGATAGACTAGGACTTACAAATTTTATTGCAAAACCACCTTTTTCTTTCACCTTACGAACTAAGCATTTTTCAATATCACTTTCTCTTAAACAGCTCATCTGCTCTCTCCTTTGCCATAGCCTTTATTTTTTCATCAATATCATTTCTTGTCACACTAGCTAAATTTCCGTAAAACACATCAACATATTTATTTCCAAGATTAGGATAGTCAGAAAACATATTACTATCAGCCTTTGAACAGATTTCATCAATAGTATTTAATGCCTTTAATAACCTACCTGTATCCTTGGCATGAAGTACAGGACTAATTGCAACTACCGCTTTTGTCCCTACTGTCTTAAGGAGTCTCATATACGCTCCTGCATTTTCATAAACTTCAATTTTTCTTTCATTCCTTGTAATCATCGTATTTCTATTCCTTTCATCAAATTGTTAAAAATAGTTTTGTCCTATTTTGTCACGCTGTCGCTATATAGATAGCTTTTTTAAATTAATTTATTTATATATAAAGTATTACTACATATAGAACTGTGTATGGGACGTGGGAACAGCGTGACAAAACCCTTATATGTGTGACAAAAAAGTCTTTTACTCCGATAAAACACTCGGATTGATGGAATACACCACATTCTTAGGTCTTCCATTTCTCATTTTTTCTGCCGGATCTATTTCTGAAAGACGGATATATCCATAGTCTTCAAGATTATCCAGTATGCTCTGTGCCTCTTCTGCACTTCCAACCCACCTGCAAAGTCTCATGACTTCCCTTCTTGTAATGTTTACAAGTTCTTTTTCTTTTAATTTTTCAAGAACCATAAGAGCTGCCTTAAAGTCTGAACGAACTCCCATATCTCCATAGGCATTAACTGCATGGACTAAAAAATATTTTCCAATTTTAACAGCATTAGAAAAAACTTCTTCATCAATTACAATCGGTGAATCTTCTTCTAAAAGAGCATCTCCCACATCTTTTTTTATCACACTACTTCTTGCAAGTATCCCTGCAATGCGAAGCGTATTTCCCACTAGTTTTCCGAGCCAATCGCTGTACATAGTAAATTCACCTACAAGCTTTTGTTCCACCCAGTCAAAATACTCTTTTAAGAGTTCCTTTGCCTTTTCACTCAGCTTTATAATTTGTGTATTTCCCGTCTTTTCTTCCATCAGAATATTATCGATTAACTCCTTATATTCCCTATATACATCTTTGGAAATGCATTCTGATTCTAAGGTCCTTTTCCCAACAAAAGATTGTGGTGTAGTGTATAGAAATCTTGCGGTTAGCCCTCTATGACGAAACTTCTTATTTCTCATTAACTCACCAATCACTACAGGTTGAACAGACAAAAGAATGCTAAGACACGCATTTTCAACATAGATAGAATTTCTCATAATTCTATCTACGGATATGTTTTCTCCGGAGTAGGCTTTAAGAAAAACATCAATATTTACCTTGCTGGAATAAGTGCCTGATATAACATCAAAAATTCCACCTTCAGATGAAATAATAGAAATAGCATTATTATTTTCTGCCAAACTTTCTGTGAGTTTTTCAGTAGTCGTATCATCCACATAAACCTTTAAAGGCTTACTTTCTGTAAAATTTACAAGTTCTTCTACCACACTTCTGATTTCATCATTAAATTCACTAGCAGTTTTGTCCTCTCCCTTTTTCTTACTTTGGCTCAGAAGACTGTTTTTCTTGTTTTCTAGTCTCTGTTTGATGACTTTAGACATTTCAAACTCCACTTTATGAATTTGGTTATATTTTTTGATATATTCATCCACAGGTTTTATGACAAGCGAAATAACTGCAGACTTTCTTTCCGAAGGCTCTGCTATAATTACGCTGTAAATATTAGTTGGTTCATACCAATCCGCTTTTCCCTCAACTTTATATAAATTTTTCATACAAGCTGATACAGTAGCAAGAACTCCAACTGCTGCCATATCCACAGGAGTCTGTGTTGATTTTCCTACAGCAATTGCATAGTTTCTTAAAGCCTTAGGAAGGGCTTCAATAGGAAAATCTGGCATCTTTTCTCCCGTAAACGGTAATGGCTTCTCCCAAGAAACTTTTTTATATTCGTCTGGAGGTATATATCCTTTTTGTTTAGATATATTTTCATAAAAGCTGATTGCACTCTTCCAAATGAGTGAAAGTTCTTCCCTATCCAAAGGAGGATTACACTTTTCAGATTCCTCTAAAAATGCTTTTTTTGCCTTTTCGCTTTTCCCGTATCGTTTTAAGATAATTCCTGCAAAATGGCTTAATGTAGAATTACGGCTTCCTTCTTGTATTTGGCTACCTAATATAGGTAGATCTTCAAATCTTCTTCCTAAATAGTCAGTAACTGTTAAATCCCCTTCATAAAGTTCTACCTCTGCTGGATTAACGCCATATAAAAATCTTGCAGCATCTAGTGCGTTACTATCAAAATATGGAAACTCTGCCTGTATCCTAGCCTTATATTCAGCATACTCATCCACATTACTTACTTCTTCAATTGGAAAATAGACATGAAACCTCGGTCTTGCAGATTTACCTGCTTTGTCTTTCATGTGGTTTCTGCTATACGATGCAAAAAAGCATACTCCTGGAAAGGCTAATGCCACATCAAAAGGTGTCACCCAGTCTTTTTCATCATCTGAGTGATCATTATCGCAGTCCATAGGTATGCAATCAGAAGTTATGAACTTATCTTTACTTCTATAACTGCCTTGAAACTCTGCTGTAACATGGTCAAAAGAGATAGCTTTTATAAAGCTATCCCTATCAATAACCGTGACCATATTAGGATAAAGGCAGTTATTCTTATTTCCGATGCAAGTAGCATCATAACAATTAAAATTTAGCATTTGTCTTAACCTCCAAACCCTCACTTGTAAAATACTTAATAACCTGTTTTCTTTTTTCAGCAATTTCAATTTCTCTCTTCATGCCTTCGGTAATTTCACTACCAAAGACCCATACTTCCTGGCATTTACCAAGAAGTACGATATCCATGAAAAGTGCATCCTTTCTTTGTTCTAAATCTCTATCATCCATAAAAGGAAATAAGAGATGTGGAGTTACAGGAATTGCACCATTCTTGTATGCCAACTCTGCATATCGAATTGCTTTCTTAATGTTTAAATCTTTATCACCACTATATGGAGCGCAGATATATGCAAGTGGTCTAAAGTTTGGATTTTCAAGATGTTTCTTGTATGTCTTACTCATGGTCTGCCTCCTTACCAATCTTTCCTAAATACCACTCAAGTTGTCTTTTTCTTGATTGATAGTCCGGTGTTGAAATTAGTAACCCCGCATCAATTTTTTGCAATC